AAAATATTGTCCCATAGCTTGTTCTCGCCAGTAAAGCTAAACGCTAGTGCTTGTTCTTCGGTCATTTATTAACTTGGTTCACTCCCAACCTCCCAATCTGAGCGTTCTGCTGTTGCATAAGGCTCATCTGGATGTTCTTCACATAGTTCTCAAACAGAGCCTTGAAGTTCTCGTCCTGCTGCAATGCCGCTTGCGCTTTCGGGTTCTTTGACATGATGTCCTGCACGAACTGCATCTTGGTCTGTGCGGCTGGATCGTTCTCAGCGTAAATAGCCTCGTTGCCTAGCAGCATGTTAGCAATATCGCTCTGCACATCCTTGTACATCTGCTGGCTTGCTTGCGCTTGGTTCACGATAAGCTGGTTCGCCACCTCTGGAGCCACAGCTTGCAGCATCATCTTGGTTAAGGCGTTCTTATCGATAGCTCCGCCAGCATCCATTTGGCTAATGGTCTGCAAGAACTGAATCTTCTTCTGGATGAAGTCAGGGTTCATGTCCTGCACATCAAACCGAATATTGATGTCGAACTCGTTGTGGATAGACGCCAAGTTCTGTGGGATTTGCATTCCGCCAGTAATCGCAGCAATCTCTTCTGGCGAGAGGAACTGAGCGCACAGAGCAAACACTTGCCGGAACACGCCTCTCCAACTCATAAGCCAGTTGTTCACGAGCAACTGCTGGAGCGTTTGCGTCCTGACCGGATTCACAAGCTCATGCGAGACTCCGAAGTACGCGCAGTGCCGCATCTCCACGGCTTTAATCAGGTTGAACGCTGTGTTCGGCTCCCGTGCCGGAGGCTCCATCCATGTGTAATCGTCCCGCTGCGTCACGGGCAGTTGCACCCCTGGGCCAACCTTGTTAATAGCTCCGATGCGCTTGACCACCTTGATGGGCGGCAGCGTTGCGAACGCCGTGTAATCGCGGATAGAGTCGTGCTGCGCCTTAATCTCGTCCTGATCGGTCATCGCTAACTCAGGAATCCCACGGCTATCTGCAATCGCTCTGCGGAGCTGTTCTCTGCGGAACTCCACAAAGGGATACTCGCCATGTGCGTAGTCCAGCTTCTCGTAGATAGCCCAGCTTGCGTCATCCTCGCGCCTGTTGCTTGCCGCCTGCGGACAGAACACGGTGTAGTAAATGCAGGGAGCCTTGCCATCCAAGCTCTTCTGGTACGCATACACCACCTCAACCATGTTGTTGTAGTTGACCCCGTTGTAGACGAGCATCGTCGTCGTGGGGAGCAGGTTGATATTGTAGAGCGTGCTGCTTTTGCCAATCTGCTGGAGTGCTCTTTCAACCCAGTTGGGATCCCAACCGTCAGTGGTGATTTTCTCGCGCAGTTCCACTTCGCTCATCCACGTTCTGCGGAAGATGACCCTGCTCCTTTGCAAGTCTGCTGTCTCAGGCGGGAAAATGATTTCATCCCAAGGCTTGAGGGCTTGCACCGTTGGCAGGTTGCGAGAGACGTACTCTTCGTCGTATGAAGTTACGCCTGTCTCAGCTAGCTCCTTAACCATGCGCTTGCATTCGGAGAGGTCAATCCCCAAGGCAGCTTGCACGATGGACGCTGCTACGTCCGGTTGCTCCATAATCAGTATGGGAAGCTGCGCTAACTGCTCGCTGCCTGCTTGCTGTGCTAGCCCCATGATTTGTTCCATGGAAATGGACTGTGGCCGCTTGCTGATGTGCTGTTCCCAACCAACGTAGAATGCTGTCCAGCCGTACTGAAGAGCGTACTGCGCTGCTAGCTCTGCTTCTTTGCGAAGCTCATTCGCCATCTTATTGTCCCTAACCCACTGCATTAAGGTGTAGGCTACGTTCGATAGCCCTAAATCTTGCAGGTTGGACGCTTGCGCTTTGATGTCTGAGCGTTGAAAAGCTGTAACTAGCAGGGCAGATAGCTCGTTGCAGGTGCTGTCCACAAGCCGGAGCCTAACATCGCTTGCGCCTTCAAAAGGCCACGCCGGATTGCCTTCTTCACGCCATTTGCTCCATTTCTTGCCGTCATCTGTCTGTCCAGACCACCTGCAAAAGCGGATATTATCGAACTTGGTCGCCAAATTGCCTTGGCTTGAGTTCACCATGGAGCGGTTATACTCGTCCAGAAGGTCGCCAATATCGGGCGTTGCTCCTGCAATCGCTAGTGGATCTTTGTCGTAAGTCATTAGTACGCTCCTGCAAATTTTTGTCCCGCCTTCATAAGCTCATCCGTCGCATCCGAATGCTGCGGGTTCATCATTACCAAATATCCTAGTGCGTCAATAGGGTCTTTACTAGCTCCTTTTTGCCCGTCTGCGCCTGTCCACTCCCGAAGCGAGTAAATCAGGTTCTGACACGTCTCATGCACCATAAGCCTTGGATGGTTCACCCCTTCTTCTAGGGGTTTTTCCCTATCATAGCACAGCAGGTCGTTAATGATGAGCACACGCTCATCCACACTGGCCGAAGCTGCGGGGATAAAGTATGTCGGTATCTCAGCGTCTGCTAGCATATCAAGCAGCGTAACCCCGCCTTCTTTCGTCATAGCGGCTGTTCCAGCACTTCTTGGGTCGATATATCGCTCTGCTATCTCTTCTTTATCCTTGTCGTTAATCTCCAGCGTCTGGATAAGCAGACTGTACTCGTCCACGCCTCTGCCTGCTGAACTGCGCTGCGCTGGCCCAGGTTTCCCGTCCGGCTTCTCGCACGGCAACGCCCACTCGCCATAGCTTTGGTCAGGCCACTCTCTGTACACCCAGAGCACTCCGTTCTTGTCCACTCTCACCCAGAGCATGAACCAGTTTCGCGCACCTGCTGGGTCAACCACCATGTAGTTCGTGCCCTCAATCTCTCTCGGGTCTTTGCTGAAGATGTTGTGGTCATTGAACAGAGGGAACTGGCTTCCTGCTGTTGCTTCAGCCCAGCCGTAGGCGCGAATCTTAATCTCGTTCGTTGTCTTCCCTCGGAGCGTCTCCTTCATCCGGCTCCAGTTGTTGTAGGGGTTATCTCTTGAATGATACCAAATGCAGGCGTGTTTCCCGAACACGTTCTTGGCCATGTAGGGCATGTGCCCCGCTGGAACGCCGATGACGTTGCTGTTCGGGAGCAAGTCAGAATCTTTCCAGTGCGTAATCTTGGCTGAGTTGACGTACTCCTTCACAACGGATGTATAGCCCTCGACAGGGGTGAACGTGATGAGCATCTTGCCGTTCCTTGTCACCAAACGGTATCTTAGCGTCTCTAGCCAATCCTGCGGCACCAATTCATCGCACCAGATGAAGTCCACCTCACCACCTTCAATCACCTTGATGTCTTGGAAGTAGTTCATAAACCACACCTGGTTTCCCATGTATACGGCCGTATTGTCCGTAAACCCGTTCTTCTGGCTGTAGCCAATCTGGGTGTGGACGCTCTTCTTGAGGTTCTTTAGCTCCTTTGGCAAATACTTGTAGAAGACGTTCTGCTGCGCTGACACGGAGGTGAAATGGCTCGTATGGAGCATCCATATCCGCAGGTTGCGCTTCTCGATACGTTCCTTGATCCAATCGGGCATACCGCCCAAGTCTGCGCCAACGAACATCTGCGCTGCTCTCTTTGCAGCATACTCCGTCTTGCCTGCCCTGTTCCCCCCCAAGATAATCATCTCGTTGTATTCGGAGAGCAGCTTGTCTGAGTCTGCCCATGAATCGAACTCTGTGCCGTATCGTATCGGGTCAGACTGCTCTGCGCGGATTCTGTTCTCTCGCAGCTCAAGCAACTCGATTGTCCGAAACGCGCCAACATTCCCAATCATCCGTTTGCGCTCATCCACGCTCAACATGGGGATAATCGGATGCGGCTCTTGCTTGAGCCGGAGTATCTGCTCCACCAACTTTTCCTCTTGCTCTTTGTCTATCTCTTGCATATCTTGGCTTCGGTTCAAATAGAACCAGCGTAACCGTCATGCTACGAGTAAAATCGTCATACCGGCTAAGGGAGGGAGAGTGGGTTTGCCCCACACTCTTAATAGAAGTGCCTCATAAGCACTGCTTTCCGTGGAGTCCGCTAGAGTAGACTAGAGTACATTGATGGGTAAACCCTCGCTCGTGCCACGGCAAAAATGCGAAACGATTCGATACGCGACCGCGACGGATGTCGTTGTTTCCAAGCATGATAAAGCTCCTTCTTTATGGGAAGGGGCTTATTCTGCTCACTCATCTCCATCGCTCACGCTCTGGATGTGGTTGCTTCGCAAGAGAATAGCTACACCGTGCAAATGTTGAGGCTTATGCTCGAAGCCCGAATGGGCGGAGGCATAAGGTTCAACATGCGCAAGCAAAGCGCGGGTGAGCGAAGCGAGCAGCGTTTGCGAAGTTCACCTCTCCCACCTCTCACCTTCATCACCTCCATGCTACGTCTGCTTCTTGCTTATCGCAAGAACCCGACTTCGCCCTTTGGCTCACCTTATCTCCGTAGGATAAAGTAAGCCACATACAAAGCACATAGCAAAGGGATAGCTATGTCCTTATCCATCCTCTAGCTCCACTTCTTCTCTTCAAGCAGCACTCCAATGAGCGCATAGCCAGCCATGTCCTTGAACGAGTCCATATACGCCTCACATGCCGCTTGCTTATCCTTCCGCAGCAGATTCTTGATGCGCTCCATCTTGTCGTTCATCCGCACCACAACGCCCATAATCCCGAACTCGTCGATATTCCTCGGCCCGTAATCCTGCTGCTTCTTGTCCATTAGCTGCACAAGCTGCACGGCTGCGTACAGCAGCTCTCGCCCTTGCTTCGTCTTTAGGCCCAGCTTGTCGGCCATATCGCCCACAGCGTTCATCGCACCACCTCCTTGGTGTCAAACTGTCCACGCGCATTCTTCTTCGCCAATAGCAGCATACCCACCTTCACCCTAGCACTGTCCTGCACACGCACCACCTCGCCCTTCGTCCCAATCACAAAACGGTAGTTCATCGCTTTCTTCGCAATCTTCACCTCCACATAATCCCCAGGCTCGTCAGCCACCTCGGCTGCATCAAACACCTCCGGCTTAAATGCGCCAATCTCCTCTGTGGTCAATGCAGGGATCACGTCCACTACTTCTGCTGGCGGAGGCACCATTGCCGGAGGCACTGCCACGGGCACTGCCCCCACGGGCTTCGCCATTGCTACTGCACGCACGGCTTCCTCGTCGTACCACTTCTCCATGCCAGTGCCCTTCTTGCGCTCCTGCACCTGCTCGCTCGTCCACTTGTGCTTGCGGACATCCACGCCAAACTGCTGCATCGCTTGCTTACGATTGATGTATGTAGCCATATATGCGGCTACGCTAGCACATGGGGGCAAATGAAAGCAACCTTGCTATGCCAGCACCCTATTGAAAGGAAATGGCAGTTTGCTTTCAATGTGCTGCACGGAGCCATGCGCGGACGGGCTCGCGTTTGGTGGAAAAATTGTATGGGTGGGGATGCGTTGCAGCTCTCTCGCCCAACCTGGACTCGACCCCCTCCCCCCCTATCTGGATTCGGGATTGCTGCGTTGCTCCGCTGCTGCTGCTCCATCGCTGCTGCTGCTGCCATGTATACATGATGCGTCATTGTATTGCGTCAGGAATCGGGGGTGCATCGGTGCTGTACGGTGCTTTGCGGGATGGATGACGACACGAAAAAGCCCCTAGGGGATATCCCTAGAGGCTCGTGCACCTTCAGTCTCTGCTTCGGGAGCCTAACGCATCACCTAACAATCTTAGCCTAGCCTAACATCACCCCATGCTCGCCATCCTGGCGCATCCTCTCACCAGCATCACCGCGCCAATGCACAGCACAGCAAGCACGGTTCCCAACAAATCTCCGCCGTTATCCTCGCTCATCTCATTCCCCCTTCAACGTAGTCGCCCCAGGTGGTTAGCCGTATTGTGCCGCTCCTCGCTGAATAGAGCAGGGTAGGTGAGTAAGTGTCCCCTGTATTAAGGTACAGTGAGCCATCATCCAGCCCTTCAACGCCGTAGGATCCGACAACTTCATCCAAACACTCCATCAGTCTGTCTGTATACGGGAGGGGGTTGTAGCAAGCAGCGAAATGCTTGTTTGCCTCAGGGAATAGTGTCGCATCCATTGTCTTCACTTCCCGCCTAATCAATCCCCTCACGAGTCTCGCCTGCTCGTCGGACAGTCCCAAATACTCTCTCAGCCGTTTTGCGCCTGGTGCGTTCATCTCGCCACCTCCCATACAAGTTCAGGTGCGGTCTGATAGTGTGCAGTATGCGGTCTGAAGGTGTGGACTCTCTCGCCGTTCGCTTCATCCGTTGTGGCGTAGCCAGTGATGTGCTTGCCACGAACCCGCACGCTAGCGGGAATGGAAAAGAAAGTGTCAGGCGTTTGTGCCAGCTCCGCCGCTCGAACTTTGCCATCTGCACACAATAGCCTGTTGCCATTCCGCCGGATGAGGCCCCATGGGTAAGTGTAGTTAATTGTCGTCATAGCCTTATGCGTGAGCCTCAACGATTGTCCAATTGGTTAACCCGAGAAACTCAGCGAACGCCGTAATTGCCCCGATAATTGCCTGTGTCCCCACACCGTGAATTGAGTGCTCCAGCGTCAACCCCGCATCACGCAGTGCCGAGTCAACAGCCGCGCTTTCTTTGCAATAGCCACAGCCACCAGCTTTCCCTTTGCCTACAGCGTACCAATCGCGAGTGGATAGCCAAACGCATGCAAAGGCCGTTTGAGCTGGCCAGTATACTCGTATGATTAACGGCTCTGCATGGTGCACAACCCCCAGCAATCGCGGGTTGTCTAGGTCAACTAGTGTATACTGCCGGAATAGTCCCGATTTTTCCTTTCGGTAGCTTCCAAGGGTGTTGGAAGCTGGTTTGCAATTAGTCACTTTGTTTTTCATGTGTCTGTATGTATTGGTTGGTTGGTTGTTTTACTCCGCAAAAGCTGACCAAAGCCCCATCCCGTAGCTAACAGTGCATAGCACACCAAAAGCCACAGCCTCCCAAAGTGAGAGGCTGAGTTGAGATAGTGCGACAACGTCCCCGCATGCGAGGACGATGAATCCGGTTGATATGGTATTTTTGTTCATGGCGGTTAGTAGAGGTTCAGTTTGTTCAGTTCATTTTTGTCCAGCGGGTATCTGGTTTCAATCCAGCCTCTCCCTGGCGCACCGTTCACGCTGTACCACACACCGTTCAGTTGAGCTATCGGGCCTGTTTTCGTCATTCGATACCCGCTCATGATTGGAGCCTGTTCCCGTGGGAGTGTGCTCGTATAGTCCGTGATTGTTACCGTGATACCTGCTGCTGTTTTCGTTGTGTACTGCATATGGGTATGGGTTATCGGCGGGATTCAGCCCCCACTTTAGCAAAAAGTGCAAAAAAGTTTCCCCTTCACTCTCCGCTTGCAATCCACGCTAATCCCCACTAAACGCGCCGCCCCATCGCCAGGGCATGGCTACGCCACAACGCCAGGGGCTACACACGCCAACCCCACGGGGGAGGCTTTGTGGCCTCCCAACCGTGGAGCAGCGGGATCATCTGCCCGTGGATGGGCGGGTGCGCGGGCGGGTGCGTGTGCGTGTGTGCGCTATTTTTGAATTTTGAAGTTCATTTTTGAATTTTGCTTTTTGAATTTTGAATTTTTGAATTTTCACTCCCGCATCATTGCCACACCGAACCGAAGGAAGGTGAATAGAACTGCTAGAACGATGAAGGCAGGAACGGCATAGGGGTCATGTGGTTCATTCATACAAATCGAATTCTGAAGGCGTCTCTGCTGTCACCACTCTGAATCCACACTGGTCTGCGTAGTGCTCTGCCTCCACTAGTGCATCGTGCAGGGAGCTGAACAGCTCAGGCTCATAGGGTGCTCCGTCAATCGAGCATTTGATATCGGCCCAGCCGTTGACTGATAGGGTTTGAATCTTCCAAGTCATAATGTCTGTATGTTGGCTATGCTGTTATGTATGTGTGTTCTGCTATTATGTAGCGAACGTAGTTCTTTTCATTAGTGCGAGCGCACTCGTCGTCGTCCGTTTTTTTGAGAATCGCTTTCACCCGTTGCGCCAGTGCTTCGGTCGCGCAAATGCACTCGATTTCTCCGTGAGAATCAAACGTGTTAGCCAGTCTTGTAACCGAGTAAACTTTCATGGTCTGTATGTTGGTTAGTGGTTATTTGATGGTCACAAGGTACGCTCTGCCAGAGCCGTGTTCGGTATCGACCCAGCCGATTTCGTCAACCCATTCGATGAATGGGTGGAAACAGATATCTGATAGCGTGGAGTCGAAGTAGTTCCATGCGTCCTCTGGCTTTACTCCCCCTCTGATTCGGTATGCGACGATATCAACCGTGAACTGCGTCTCTGGATTGCCTAGCTCATCGTCGTACAACTCGGATGCTGAAACGTGAACCAGTTCATGTTCTTTGAACTGGCAATTGATGACTCTAGCTGCCTCGTGTGGCGTGATGGATGTGGTCTTCATGTCTGTATGTTGGTTAGTGGTTTTGTTTCGCAAACAGCAGTTCGGTTCAGCAAAAAATCCCTCCTTATAGTGGATAGCCAGTGAGCAGTCGCCAGTGGTGCTGCATTTGACCATTGCTCTGCCTAATTTGTCTATGATTAGCCTATACGCTAGGCTCATCCAGTACACTTCGCGCCCATTGGCTAGGGCTTGCATTGCCTGTTCCAGTGTCATTTGATTAGCCCTTTCAGCATCGTTACCCTATCCTCATTCGGCTCCGGCGCATCCAGCTCATCATCGAGCGACTCCCTCAGCCACGTTTGCAGGTTGTCCTCACAATACTCTGCTAGTCCCTCCACAATGTCAGTAGGTTCGGCATCACCTGCCATGGCGTATAGCCCTTCGCGGTCGCTCACAATCATGTATTCGTCGCGGTATTGCTCCGCCCAGTCGCTATAGACCGCTATCCAGCCCTCATCGCAATAGCAGAGGGACTCGTTGGGGTTATTGAGGACAGCGCGGATGGCGCCAGTCAGTTGGTCGTTTGTGCTCATAGTATCTGTATGTGAGCGAGGGGTTGTCCTCGCTGAGTGGATAATCGGCACACTCCCGCATGGCCTTAAACCTTTTTTTCCAAAAAGTTTTGCGCCCCACAAATCCCGTTGACTGCCCCGCGAGCTACGATTATTTGCGCGAGCGTCCATGCTCCAGGGACACGGCTACCGCAGCACCACACCGCTACGCGAAAAACCCCCAAGCAGCACCCGCTGCAAGGGGGAGTTCCATTCGCACCCGTCGTGCGCTCAAGCTATCGGCAAACCACCAGGCGGCTCAAGCACTTTTTTGAAATTTGAAATTTGAAATTTGGATTTTCAAGCATAGGCAATGAACTCAAGCCCGGCGCCTTTGATGGACGGCAGTAACCCTCGCTCATCGTAGATGCCTGCGCCCTTGGGAACGATCCCATCCTGCGGCGGGTTATGCCCCATCTGCTGAATCGGCCCTGCGGCTGCACCAGGGGATGGCTTCGATAGCACCACGAGCCCAGCAGGGGCATCCATGCCTGTGTATCGTTGCAGCAGTTCTTTGAACGGTACTCCTTCAACCTTCATACTTTTTTGAATTTACGATTTTGGCTTCAGCGCATCCTGAAACATTTTTGAAATGTCCTGCGCCCCATGAATGTGCACATGCTGGTGCATGATGTCCGGCGTGCTACGCTCCATGGCTAGCAGCTTGTCCATGGTTATTCCAGCAGCAATCGCAGCATCTCGTCCGCCCATTGTGGGCATGAGGTCAGTGAGCCTGTCCAGTGAAGCGTCCGCCACCCGTTGCAGCTTGGCCTTTAGATTGTGCCGATAGTACGACTCCCGAAACTGCGAGTCCGTGTCCAGAGCATGCGTCTTGATGGATTCCACTACGTCCACCCCAAACCCCGTTGCTGCGACGATCGCTGAGGTGGCATTCCCCTGCTGATACATATCGATGACTCGCTTGCGTACCTCGTCGGTTGCGATAGCAAGTGCGCCTCTGCCGTTGATTTTCTCAACGTCCACATTGACGTGATCTTTGACCCGCACGCCGGATAGTCCAGCAAGTTGGTTTGCCCTTGCTGTTTCGCTCTTGTAGCTAGCAGGTCGTCGTTGGCGTTCCTTCTCTTTCATGTTTAGCAAGCCTCGGCATAGTCACTTCTCTGTACACTGCGGACTTTAGCATGTCGCACTCTAATAGCACAGACCTATCTCCAGGCCGTGCATCCATGTCATTGGTGATGCGAGTGCGAATACGCTGCTCCATCGACTCGATCAGGCACATGGCCCTATCTAATAGTTGCTCTGTTCTGTTCATATTATCGTCACAAATAGCGGAGTTTGCTCGCCAACGTAAGCATAGAACGTGTTGAACTCCAGGTGCTCGATTGCTTCTTCCTCGCTCATCCCCTCGGCAACCATGCACTGCACGCACGCCACCTTGTCGTAGATTGCTCGCGGAACATCGTCGTCGGTGTAGCCAATGAAGGCTTCGTCCAGCCCGTCTGCTAGCAGGAGTTCAATGTCCCGCTCCTCACACATTTTTTGAATTTCCTCTCTCGTCATATCAACTCATTGATTGTCGGGAACACGAACGCAAACCACTTCCGTACCTCCTGCGCCACCTCTCTGTGCTCCTTCTGCGTGTGCTCCGATAGCCGCTGCTGCAAGTAGTGTATCCACGAGCGGCATGTACCGCTCATGTACAGGGTAGTTGAGGTAGCTAGCGGCAGCACCATCCTCGCGCATTCACGGGCAACTCCAGCGTTGAGCAACTCACGGTAGAATAACGCTGCCTCTCTGTTGAATAGCCGCACCCGTGCTTCCAGCCCAGCCTCCTCAACTGGCTCTGCGCTTGATTGCCGATTCTTCTCAGCCTGCTTGCGTAGCTCTACAGGCTCAATGCCAATGGCTTCGGAGTAGCGTTGGCTAA